ATGAGACATTGCATCCTTCCCGTTTTGCTGGCCGCCTCCGGTGTTTTTCTTCATGCGGCAGACAGCACGTATGACCCAGAGAAAATGGAGTTCCAGGAAGCCCCTGTTTACATTACCGAGGTCCGGGGGGATGTCTTCTGCCAAAAGGAAGGCACAACCGCCAGGGAAAAAGTGACGGGAAAGAAGCAAATCTTCCAGCAGACAAGAATCATCACGGGGAAGAAAAGCCGGGCCGTCCTGCTCTTTGCAAACGGGGCTTGTCTTTCCCTTGGAGAGGACTCCGATCTGCTCATCAATGAATTCCGCCAGGCCGGAGGATTTGACCTGGATCTTTCTCCCGGAGATGGAAAGACAGTGGTCGATGGCACAGTGATTCCCCTCGGCTCCATCCCGCGCGAGCCTTCCTACTCCCGCACCAAGATCTTCCTTGCCAGCGGAACGATGTATGCACAGGTGAAAAAGCTCCGGAAAAAATCCACCTTCTTCTCCTCAACTCCTGTCGGCACCGCAAAAATCATCGGCACCACCTGGCGCGAAACGGTCCATATCGCATCCGACAATGTGAATTTGAATGTGAAGATCGAGCTCCAGGAGGGGTTGATTGACTTCATCCCTCTGAAGACCGAGGCAAAGAAATTTGGGCACATGTACATCCATCCCCAACAGGAGCTTCTCATCAGTGCCACTTTTCAGACGCCGGGCGATCTCCGGCAGTCCATCCATATGTTCGAAACCTCGCCCACCGGAGTTGATCTGGCTTTGAACATCAACCTCGAAATGAGCAATGCCCTCGACAGAATCCGGGATCCGGAATTCGACAATTTTGTCGAGGATTACCTGCCCATGGATCGGGAAGACAATGTTTCGCTCACGGGGGGGACACCGCTTCCCAACGACACCGGCTTCGAAGAAAGTTCCTTCGATCAGGGAGCCGGCACGGTCGGAACCGTCGGCCCGACAGGCGGCAGCGGAGGAGGCGGCGGCGGAAATGCAGGCCCCACGCCCGTTCCCACGCCGAATCCCCCTTCCTCCTGATCTTCCCGCAGACCGCCGGTGTAAACTCCCGCGAACCAAGCGGCGGGGCAGCCGCGCGGTGAAAAGATGACATGTAGCCGACAGGAGGCACGAAGCGTGCCGTATGGCCGCGCTCGATTTGAGGTTTTTAACAACGACTGGAGGTATTGGGGCTTGAGGCTCCCTTTCTTGTCGTCGCTTTGCATGAAGCATGCATAACAAGTTCACCACCGTTTCACAGGGCACTTTTCGCCCGGAGACCAGAGCTTCAGGTTCGAGCACACGCACCGGGCGCATCGGCCGAGACCGAAGCGAGCTGATTCATTCCATGCCGGGGTATTGTCTGGAAGCAGGCAGGCACGGCAGGATTCCAACCGAGCGGTAAACGCGGCCTCGCTTGTGACCTTCATGCCGGATGCGACCCACCTGGCGGTGGCCAGAGTGAAGTTCCCCAGGAGTTCAGCGGCGGTCGGTTGTGGGACCGGAGCGTTTTCTTTGAACCGGGAGACCAGCTCCTGGTAACTCTCCTCGGTGAGGACCAGTTTCCCGCCCGCAACGGTTCCGGCCGCAAGGCAAGCCTCACGGTAGCCGGGCTCGCGCACCAGGGCTGCAGCTTCGATCCGCTCCAAAGGAACATGCCTCACGGTGCAGGGGTGCGGCCGAGGCGGTCCAGGATGGCAGCGTAGGCTTCCGGGTCGCAGATCCACATGCCAGCGGCTGCTCGGCCGTGCCGTGACAATTCGACGTGGAGGAGCGGATCGGTGGTTTCGAGTTTCCGGAAAACCTCCAATTTTGCGAGGTATGGAGGACCGGGATGGGAGGCGCAGCAGGATGGTGTGGGATCAGGCATGGCTAGAGTCCAGGGCAGAAATGGAGTTCGAGAGTGGCGGTCGCCTGGTTCCCGCTGAATAGCACGACGCCACTGACCGTATCGGTGACTTCAACGTAGGCAACCCCGTCGTGGCAGTAACCCAGTGCGCAGGCAAAATTGATGGTGATCGTCGGGTTGACAGCAAACGCGGCCTCCATTTGCTCCTGCGTGGCCGATAGGTAGGCATCACGATCACCTCCATCGTCCCCGTTGTTCAAATCAATCTGACCAAGAGCCACCCCGTTCACGTCCACATCGAAAACCGCATTGTCGCACTGGTGGTATCCCCACTCAGAGCGGTAGTAGGCATGGATTGAAATCGGATGAACGCAATAAGGCTGCAGTTTCACCATGTCGCTGGCGGTGACATCGGAAACCCCGCTGCGCCAGGCGCGAGCCTTGAAAGTGAACTCGGCGCATGGATATCCCGTGACCTCGGCCTCGAAACCAAAGTTTCCCCCTGGGACAATCGTCTGGTTTGCCACGATTTTGCTTCCCAAGCGGACGGTGCAAAAATAAATCCCGTTCGCCTTCGGATTTGTAGTCGTGCCCATTGTGACCGACCCGATGACCGTCGTGGTTTTCAGCTCATTGCCTCCTCCGTAGCAGTTGGAGTTGATGTCAGTCACTTCCAATGTGAGCGATGGTCCTGGAATCGGAGGGCGCGGCGGACGAGGTGGACGCGGCGTCCCACCACCTCCTCCGCCCCCGCCTCCTCCATCTCCGGGAGGTTCCACTGCAGGAGGATCTCCGGGATCTGAAGGAAAGTCCGGAGGAGGATCAACGACGACAATAGGATCGGTTGGATCGGTTGGGTTATCAGTAGGAGGCTGATACGGCGGGTCCACAACATAAACCGGGTCCGTTGGATCAACCGTGGCCGGGCATGTTTTCCCAGCATCAGCAAGAGCTGTCGTGACGCAATCGGGGGGCATGTTCGTCCAATCCAGCGCGCGGAGATCTTCCTTCGTATAATCCGTGTTCCGCACGATCCTTGTCTCTTCAGCCGTTACCACCCACCAGAACCCGCCCTGATATTTCCACCACTTCGTGGTCCAGCCATTTCGGCGGACCTTTTGTCCGCGCTTCCCCACACGTTTGGCTGTGGGCCAGTTGAAGAAAACGGAAGCGGCCATAGGTCAGGGAGCAACGCTGTCAGTGACCAGGTCTTTGCCCACGTTAAAGGTGAAGCCTTGAGATGACCGGCGCAGGATTGCTGGAGAGAGAGCGGGGTCGAGATTGTTCTGCATCCATTCAAATTCCGACAAGGCATCAAGGATGGTTTTCTTGTCCTCGCCGTATCCCGCCACAGTGCCTGAGAAGGAATCCCGGTCGATGGTGGCCACCATGCGGTAGCGCGTGCTTTCGTAGGCTCCAACCCTTGTGAAATCCCCCTCCGAGAGCCACAGCGTTTGCCCGTCATCAAACTCCTTGAATCCCACTCGGAGGAGCACAATCGGAAGATCGAGGAGCACTCCGTATTTCTTGAACCCCACCATCAGCACAACTGTGTCTCCCAGCTTTCCAAATCCCAGACCGTCTTTCCCTCCAGGGAAGGTCACCGCGCCGGTGCTGATATCAATGTCCACGTCCACGGAATCGTCGCGCGTGTAGTCCGCAATTTCGATTCCCCAGGGGATGAGGATCTCAAGTGAGCTGCCGCTGGCATTCGAGCATTTGAGGCGCGTGTCGAAAACACCGGCTGCAGTTGGGCTGCCGCTGATCAGCCCGGTGCCAGCGTCAATTGAAAGCCCCGGAGCAAGCTTGCTGGCCACCCACGCGGTGGGAGTCTCCGTCGCGTTCGGTTGGAAATAGACCATCTCTCCCACGCTGTGAGATTGGACGGACGTTTCTGGATCAATAATCGGGATCGGCATGGCTTAGAGTTTGCTGATGGTTGCTTTGATTCCTTTGCAGGAGATTTTGACCTGGCCAACGGGCGCACCGTTGTTGCCGGTGAAGGATGAGAATCCGAGCGCGGCCGTGGGATCTTCCGCATCGAACCGGTTGAGTTCTCCGCGCAGCACGAACGCGGCCGTGGTCGGCGCGGTCGCATCAGCCCAGGCCAAGTAAAGCCGCTGCTCGGCCGTGAATGTTTCGCTTGCCGGGCGGCGGACGCGGTAGGCAAACGCGTGCTGCGTTTCGGCCTCGCTCAGCAGGATCTGCTTCTCGAAAAGCGTGGTGCCGAAAGCCACGCTTGCGAGGTTTGTCCCCATACCGCCGCCAGTCGCTGCAGGTGTCCCGAGTTTGAGGGCCATCACATACTGCCCGCGGCGAGGGCCGAGGAGCTGCGCGAGCAGCGTCCACTGGATCTCGCAATACGTGCCGACCGAGAGCATGTCCGCCTGGACGGGAATATCGAAAACCTCCCGATTGAACTCATAAGGGTAGTAGGTGCCGTCGAACACCTCGGCAGCGAACCAATGCGCCCCGTCGCACGCCACAAACGGCGCTGTCGCCCGCGTGAGCAAACCGCCGCGCCGTGTGGCCGATCCGGGCACCGTGACTTCCTGGACGGTGCCCGACCACTGCAGCACCACGTCGGCGTGAGCTGAGGGATCGGGCAGGGAGCTGCCCACCATAAGCGTCGTGATATCAGCGAGGGCCGCAGGCTTCACAGCGCGCAGCAGTGCACGGTATGTCGCCGCCCTTGTTGCCGAGGTTTTGAGCGGCGGGTATTCCATCGAGAGCTCCGGAACGACGATCTTGATCTGCTCCGGAGTGTCGCGATTCGGGATTGCATCAAAAACAATGCTCCCGGTCGCATCGGCCAACACGCGCCGGATGGGATCTCCGGTCGCCTGATCGATTCCCCAATAGACCAGTTCTCCGGTTACGGAATCCACACGCGGCACGCCGAGAGGGATCGTGGCGATGTCGAGCTTCCCATCCGTGTTGAGCAGGGGAACCGTGGAAGGCAGACGCGAGGCCGGGATTGTTGTCCCGCCGCCGATGCGATCCCAGGGGATATTGACCGGAAGTTTCTCGACCGGAATGTTCGGCCAGAAGTCGGCGGGGTTGCCTGCGGCCGTGAGGGAATCAATGATCTCCTGCAGGCCGATGATTTCACTGATCGTGTGGTTGTGCCCGAGGAAATAACTCTCCGGCCCGATGCTGGTGATCAGGACCAGGTAGGCGTTTTCGTCCGGAGCATCCGGGAAGGTCACCTGGACACGATTGTCATCGAGCGCCTTCGTCTCGTAGAGGTTGTCCGGGATTCGGAGATTGGTGCCACCGTTTTCCCATAGGGTCACGTGCAAGCGGGTGGTGCCCAGGTTGTGCTCGTAAACGAACTGGCCGAGCACCCCGTCGCCGACGATGGCGACGTAGTGGCGCTCGCCGTGGAATACCTGGCTGTGATCGTGTTCGAGCCAGGCCACCGGATCAATCTGCTCCTCCAGCCAGGCCGGATCGTTCGCGATGGCCATCGGGTCATCGATCATGTCATTCAGCAGCGTGATGGGAGCCTGCACAGGCGTGCCGCTCTCGCCGTCCAAGATAACTTCGATCTCGATAGACATCGCCACATCAGGCTTGCCGTCCAGGGCGACTTCAACACCGGGTCCGGTGAGCGGGATTTTCCCGACCGGAGTTTCCAGCACCGGCTGGTTTTCCATGTTGATTTCCATGAGGGCCTGCGCTGCCAGCGCCAGCGGCCCCACGAACTCCACATAGTAATACCGCGCGCTCGGCTGCGTGACGCGGAACCTCTCTGCACCGTCCGTGAAGAGATCATTCAGCACGGCTGCAATCTTCGCGGCCGTGAGATTGCTCACAGGGAGAATCGCCGTTGTGAGGCCGTTCCAGGTAATCGAAAACTCCCCGAGGGCACCGACCGGAATGGAGATCCGCTGCACCTCGTTGCGGGTGCCTGTTCCCGAGCGCACCAGTGCCCGATCCACAGCCGGAGGCATGGGCAGCGAGAATTGGTCGGTGAACGCGACCGGAGCCTGGAAGAGTTTGATGAGCGTGACGCGACCGTAGTCGAGATCCCACACGATCACGCGAGTGAAGCATTTCGGATAAAGCTTCGCGCCGGTCACCACGAAGGCCGTGATCTCGGCAGCGTTGTTCCACCGGATCGCGTAGATGTTCGCGGCCCCGCCCTGGACCACCTTCACGCCTCCGCGCGCGATCACGGTCGAGAGTTTGTTCAGCTCCACATCGAGCGCCTGCTTGCCGATATTGTGCGGCAGATCCGGAGTCTCGACATCGGCGACGCTCACACGCCACACACCATCCAGGGGCGCGCGATCAACGAACCCGATCCCGCATTTGATCGTGCCGAAGGGAATCGCACATTTGCGGTAGTCGCCCGAGTCCAGGAGTTCCATCCCCTGCAGCACCACGCGCAGAGTGTCCCCCTGAGTGACAGGAGGAAGTGTGAGCGTTCCGCCGTCCGGGGAAACGAGTTGTTTGTTTGCGATATCGAAGCCGATTTTTATGTCCATGATTCCAGAGATTCCAAAGTTTGTGCGGGGGCCGTCTCCGGGTCCGCGTCGTCGTCGAGCGTTGTAAACTGCCGCAGCCAATCAAACGGGAACGGGCTCACCTTGTAGGGAAAGGCCCGGAACGAATTCAGGGGCGCAGGGTTTTCGATGATGACTCTCATACCGTCCAGAACTCCACGCTGTTGGTTTGCCAGCCGATCTGCGCGAGCGCCGCATTGACCTGATCAGTGATAAAGTCGCCGAAGAAATTGAAGGTGCCAAGGGCCGCATCCGCGAAGCCGAGACCGATGCCGCCGAAGCTCCCGTCGATGGGTTTGTAGTCGGGGAGCAGCTTCACCGGCTCGACACCTGCAGCGAACAGATCCCAGAACTCCTCCTGCTTCACGAAAGCCTGTTGGTCGGTCGGGTCGCTTCCCCGCAGCACGTAGATCTTCGCCAGTTCCCGCGTGGCCAGAGTTGAGGACGCGATCCGCGACGGCATCTTTCCCGCCCAGGTGCGATACCTGGCCGGAAGGGTGCGGGCCATGAAGATCCCGCGCGGCCGTGCATATAGATATACGCTGGCAACGAGTAGCTCCTTCTCCCACGCATCGGCCGTCCGGAATGCTTGCGGCCGGCCAGCGTCCGCCACGGCAATAAAATCTTCCTCTGTGTCGAGCGAGATGAATGGCGCGGCCTCTCCGCTTTCCCGCCAACTCCGCTCGCAGACATCCCCGACGATCCGGGAGGCGGGGTAATCATCGGGCATCGTCCAGTCGCGCGGATCTCCGGTCTTGAGATAAGCGACCGAGGCTTCCACATCGTTCACGAAACCGGCCACCATCGTGGCTCTCCATTTTCCAGACTGCCCCGATTCATCCGCCACGACCCGCGTTCTCCACGGGTGCGGATACGGCGCTGCAGAGGCCGTGCGCGGCCCCTCCACAAGCGTGCGGCGGCGCAGCTCGTTAACCAGGTCGTTATGGTCTGCGGCCGTGACATCGTCTCCGGAGATTCGTGAAAGGAGGCTCATGATATTGCCCACCACCATTGACGGAATGCGCCGGAGGGTTTGCGCTCCGAGCTGGAGAATCCAAAGTCGAAATGGGCGCGCGGGATGATGCGGCCTTCTTCCTGGGCGATGCCGATCAGCTTGCGGGCCGTCCAGGCTTTCCACTCAGGGGTCGCGTAAGCTTTCAGCTCGGCCTTTTCGATCTGCCAAAAGGAATTAAGCTTCAGCTCCACAAAGAGCAGGCAATCACCGGCATCGTTGTATTCCGGGATCTCCAGTGCCTCACTGGTATCATCCGACATTTTGATTTCTCCGATCACCGGCTCGATGCCATTGACCAGACCACGCGAGAATCGCACCGCAGGCTTTCCCGATGAGGTGTAGTCGGCCCGTGGTTTCCAGGCGTGAGGGAAGGATGTCACCCCACCGCCTTCATAGCTCACCACCAGGGCGGTATCGAGCTGGCGCGTCCGGACACCGTTGCCAGGCCGGATCGTGCGCCGCTCCATTTCCCGGACCAGCAGGGCACGATCTTCAGCCAGGATGTCGTCACCAGGCGAGCGGAGCAGATACGAGAGCGGATCGGAGATCATTGGGTTTCCTCCCGATAAACGTCCTTGTTGTGACCTCCGCGACCGGACAGCAGATAGCGCTCGGTAACCTCGGCCACGCTGCCCCGGATGCGGATTCCAGGACCGCGCTTCATCCAGTTCCTGCCCTTCCCGATTTTCGGGATCTTGAACCGCTTTGGCTGAGGGATGGTGGCCACGATGCAGCCGATGTTTGAAAAGAGATCAGCGGGAAGCGTCATGGTGGAATACGTCTTTGTCCACACGGCACCGACCGACAGGAAACTCTCCAAGCCATAGAGCGGGTTCTTCTTCCCGTCGCCGTAGGCTTCAGCATCCACCTCTGCATCCTTCGGGAGCTTCGCTGGAAAGACCAGGCGGTTGTCCTCAAGGTAGCCGTAATATTTTTTCCAGATCCGGATCAGGTCCGGATGAGTGGTGATCGGAACATCCGCATCGCTGGTATCGAGCGCATAAACCGTCTGGTCTTCGTTGTCCTTATCATTCTTGTCCGGCGACAGTTGTCCCTGGCCTTCATAGGTCAGCTCCCACTCCCAGTGACCAGCGTCATTTTGCCTGCCTTGCGCACCGGCGAAGCCGAAACCTGAAATGGAGGGATAGTTGGTCGGAACGGGATAGCTCAATCCGCCCGTGCCCGTGCGTAGCACCATTGGGATTGCAACCGTCAGCACGGCCACACCTTGGCGCTCTTGGCGCACGCCCACGATCCGTGGCTCTGGAACGGCACCGTAGATCTCAGCCATACTTCGATTTCCCTCCCACTTTGTCCTTGATGATTTTTAGGTGCCCCTCGCTCTTGACAGTGGCTTCATTCACCTTCCGCTGTTCCGCGAGTTGCTGGGAGAGCATGGCACCAATCGTCGCAGCCATGCTTGTTTCCCCTGCAGCCATGCCCATCTTTGCCATGTTCGACATGTTCACCTGCGGAGTTTTCCACTCCGGGGTTTTCTGATCGTCGACAGACCGGGCATTTGCCACGCGCCGGGCAAGAGCTTCGTCCTTTGTGGACGCAAGAGCTGCCTTGTAGTCCTGCAGCCATTTCAACTTTTTTTCTTCCTCGGTGTTTCCTGACGCTTTGACCTCGGACAGCCTGGCCTCCAGTTCCAGCTCTTCCTTTTTCTTTGCGACGTTTTCGTCTGCCTTGTCTGCTTTCTTTTCTTCGTCCGAGTGCGCTTTCAGGTTTGCGGCATCCCGCGTGAGTTCGACGTTGGTCCGCTCGACCGACAGGGTTTCGAGCTTTGCCTTTGCATCCTCCACACGGGCATCGAGTTCATCCTGCAGTTCCAGCAGCGCCTTGGCTTTTTCCGACAGCGGAGCCAGACCGATAGCCTTCTTCAAAGGGTCCGTTTTCGGACGGAGGTCATCCGCTGCTTTTTGCGAACGCTCCAGTTCTGCTTTGGCTGCGGCCGTCTGCCTGTCGTTCTCCGACAACCCCGCTGCCGCATTGAGTGCGCTTTTCTTCAACGCGGCCTCTTTCGGAGTGAGGCTTCCGTTCGCTTCCCCGAGATCCACCTCTTTCAATCCTGATGACAGCTTGGCCTTTTCCAATGCTTCGACGCGCTTGCTGGCACGCTCCGCTGCAGCAGCCATTTGATCGAGCGGATCAATGATCGCCTCGATTTCCTCCCGCAGTTCTTTTGCTGCTGCAGTTGCGGATACCGATGCAGTGGAAAGTTTCGTTGCGGACGTTGCCGCCTTGTCTTCTTCCGCATCCGGAGCAGAACCCTTGCCAGCTCCGCGAATCAACCCGCCTCCGAAGACCATTGTCCATCCCTTGCTGCGGATCTCGTTTATCTTTTCCAGCGCCTTGCCGAAGATGCCAAGCACAGCCGTGCCAATATCCAGCAGGGGCTTGAAGATATCGAGCAGCGGCTTGCCAATCTCACGGCCGACCCCGCCCAGGGCATCGCCGAATGTAGAGGACTTGCCGGAGAACGTTTTGCTCCGGCGTTCCATCTCCCCGGCATACTTTGAGAACGCACGCTCCGCTTCCTCCCAGCTTTTCATCTGGCGTAAGTTCACACCGGTCAGTTCGGTCAAACGTGCCGCCGCCTCTCCGGCAGGCGCTCCGGATTGAAGAGCCTGGTAGAACCTGCCCACGGTGACGGCGATCTCACTGAATGCCGTGTCGGTGCCGGATGCCACGTCTCCGACCATCGTCAAGCCTTTGCCCGTGGCCAGCGCGCCATCCGTAAGATTCTGAAGAACCTTGCTGGCCTGCGCGACTTCCGGCAGCTCAAACGGCGTCTTGTCGGCGAAGCCCTTCAGATCCTCCATGCGCGACTTTGCCGCAGGGCGGCTCCCCAGGAGCGTAGTGAAGCTGGCCTCCAGATCCTCGCTCACTGATGCCGAGGAAACCGTTTTCACAAGCGATGTGATCAGACCAATCGCGACCGTGATGCCGCCAGTAATCGACGCCCACATCGCGGTCGCAGAAGCGCTGACCGTTCCGAACACGGACGGAAGGCCCGAGAAGGCAGTCGTCGCGGCCTTGCCGGATTTATTTATCCCGGCTGCCGCGATCTCGGCATTCGTCGCGAACTGGCCGGTCGCATTCCTCCACTTTCCAGCGGCATCCTGGTAAAGCTCCCCGGCCCTTTTGGCTTCCTGGCCAACCGCCTTCAGGCCCGCCTCGACCTTCTTTGCGCCGGAGTCGTCTCCTTCGCTGGTGACCTTTACTTTGTATTGGTCATCGGGCATCGGCTTCTTCCCTTTCCAGCACGTCCATCGCGGTGCGCTCTTTCCAGTTCATCTCCTTCGGCTCCATGCCCTCCAGGACTCCGTGCGTGGCGAGCAACGCGAAAATCTGAGGCAGAGGCGAAAGCAGCGCCGTGTTGGGTTTCATGCCGAGTTCCGACACGCATTTGGTAAGCACGCGCACCCACCATCCGAAGCCGTGGTCTCGGGGCTCCGGAGGCGTGGGCTCTCCGGGTTTCGGAACGTGCTTCATGGGCAGCGCCGTGGAAAACGCATCGTTGATCCGGAGGGAGACGGTATCCCACGCGCTGACTGCTTCGCCCCCATCGAGAGCACCCATGAGATCGCGCGATGTGACTTCATGCCCACACAGCACGGAAATGGCGAAGCACAAGGCGTGCAGACGCGCTGCATCGTCGACTGGCTCCTCGCCGGTGATGAATAGGGAACGCGCAAACTCCAACCGCAACCAGGCGAGCATTGTCACCGGACCAAGAGCAAACGGCCCGACGCGTGGCGACGTTGCCTCTGGCATCCCATCCAGAAAAGCACGCGCCACGCATGATGGCGTCCACGGATCGTTTTCCGCAGCGGCCAGGGCGAGGCTCGCCGGATCTATGTCTTGCTCGGCCATCAGGCGGGAGAGCTAGGCGGCAACCATGCCGGGAAACCACATCGCCTCGACCGAGAACATGGCGCGCTTGCCACGCTGCCACTTGATCCCGGAATCCATGATCAAGGCATTCGCGGCGTGAGCTGGTGCTCCGGCCACCGCGAGCGTTGAGTCGGCTGCTGGGCGCGTGGCGTTGGCCAGGCCGAGCACTTCCAGCGAGATCCGGCGCATGTAGCGGTGCGCTGTGACCGTGGTGAGCCTCCCGTGTTCATCGGGCTCCGGGGACAGGGTGAGTGACTGTTGGATACGCAGCCGCTGCACCGTGCCAAGTGCGCTGGAGAGTCCGGCAGTGGACCAGATGATCTTGTCGGCGGGCCGGATCACCGGCGATAGAACCTGTGCCGGGGTGACCCCGTCAAGCGCACCGACAGAAGCGCCGGTGCCGCCTTCGCAATCCGGGAAATGCGTGGCGCGGCCGTTGAACTTCTTCGACGTTCCGATGCTCCACTCTTCGACCAGCTCTGCGCAGAGGACCGTGCCTGCAGCGGTCTCCGTGCTTTCCACGATGATTTTGGCACCGGAGGAGAGATCAGGGAGATCCACGCTGGCATCCGTGATGGTGCCGCCGAAGTTGATATCTCCCGTGCGGCCGTGTGGTTTCAGGACGGCCAGATCTCCGGACTCGTCATCCTCGGTGAACTCATTGAGTTTTTCCCGATATTCAAACAAGTCCAGGATGCACCCGAACGGTTTCGGAGCACCGACTGTGCTCCACTTTAATGCGACTCCGTATTGTTGGGCAGACATGGCTTTTTATTGGTTGAGCCGGGCCTCGATCACCGGGCCGAGCACTTTTGCGATTGCGGATTCCAGCTTGTCCTTGATCTCTTCGTAAGCAGGACCGTTGAGCGTGATCTCCCGGTTGCCTGGCTGCAGCTTCAGAACAAGCCTGTTGTCGAGCGGGTTCACCGTCAGGAATTCCAGCGCCAGCTCGGTGCGCTGCACCGTTTGTTGAACGGTCTCCACGGTTTCGATGGGTTTTGTCAGTTTTATTTGCATGTGATTTTACGGGTTGAGTTGGAAGGCAGCGGTGAAAAGGACGTCGAAGACTGCGGCCTCCGGATCTTCGACTCCCTCGATTGGAGTCGTTGCCAGGCGCAGGTTGTCGGCGAGAAGGTCTCCGGGGTTTTTCCCGTGCAGGCAGAGCGCCACCTGGGCCATGAGTTCGTAGATGTCCAGGCCGGTGTCATTGACCAGCGTGTTCTCGATGATCCGGACGCGGACTTCTGCCTCCTCAAAGAAAATGAAATCCGCTCCCTCGCTGACGCGACGTGGAAGAACGGGCATCACGTAGATGCACACCCCAATCCTGTCCACCACGGCCGAGATATCATTTTCGATTTCCTTGCTCTTGCGGACCAGCACCTCCAGCGAGGGCAATCCCTGGAATGTGTCGAGCAGCGCCTTGCAGGCATTTGGGATTTGAGAGAGGGAGGTCATTCGAGGAAGGAGGCGGATGTGACTGGCAGAGTCCGGTTGGTTGCCGCGATCCAAGCACGCGCGATGCTTGCGGGATCATCCCACCAGGCGCGGAGGCGGAGGCTTTTCCAATTGGCATCCCACACCCACAGGCGGTTGTCGCCAGAGGGATAGAGGTAGACTGCCACCGCGTGATTCCATGCCGGAGTGGAAACGAGAAGCACGCGCGATTCGATCCCTGCCCCGCGCAGGCCAGCCACCATCGCTGTCGCTTCCGGCACGCACGCATTCCGGTAGTTGCCGGAAAATGCAGGCTCCGAGACCGGAGGCTGCGTGGCGCAGGCCGAGAGGCAAAGGCAGGCTATGGCGAGGAGGTGGTTCATGTCAGGGCGCGGGAGTTGGGGAGGGTTCCGTGATCGTGACGGTGCCGTCCTGATTCTTCGTGAGGGCTGGCACGCGCGCAGTGATCGACGCGAGTTCCGTCAATCCAGCCGTGTCGCCAGCGGCAGTCATCGTCGACGACATCCAGATCAACATGCTCTCATACATGGCGACGGCTCCAGCCGCCTTGACGCCCATCTGATCCATCACGGCCTGGTGATTGTCGGTTCCAAAGGTGCGACCGACTCCATCGCGGAGAATTCCCAGGTTCGCGTTGCGAGCCCCTTGAAGGACAAGCACAGTTTCACGCGCAGCCCGCTGATAGGCCGTCTCAGGTGGATCTGTGAGCAGCGATTGGGCTGTTGCGTTTGCGGTGAGCGCGGCCACAATGGCCGCGAGGAGTGCGATGGTTTTTTTCATGGATAAATAAGCATCTCGGCGCGGTGGAAATCAACGTAGGAGCTGGTTGCTGTCCCGCCATCATTGATGATTGATACGAGCCAACTGTCGTAATTATTACTGGCGCTGGTTGGCGCGCCGGTTGCGGACCCGGATGACGATCCGTTTATAGTGAGCGTGACATTGCCTACTCCATCGCTGGTCGTCGTAATCTCATTTACAACCGATCCATTTATCGTCCCGCAGGCGGTCTCTGTGTCTATAATTTTTGTCCATGACCCCCCACTGGTATAGGCTGCATTCCCTACGCTGTTGTTCAGGCTGAATGTGTCGGCATCAACCACGGTAACTGTCCAAAGCCCACGGGCAGCCGTATTTCCGGCCACCCCGGCTGAGACATGCACTCTATTTCCGGTCGAGAGCCCATGACCTGCGCTGGTTATCACGATGGGCGTCGCGTTAGTCGCTCCTGAGATCCCACCTGTAATAGTGCTCGCATTTGCCGTGATTAAGTAGATAGGCAGCGCCGATTGAGTGGCCCCACCTTTGATCCGTATCCCAAAACCATAGCCGCCGAGACCTGGGTTCGTATTTCCTCCCAACCGCCCTCCGCAAACGTAAGAAAATGTCGCATTGCTAGAAAGGGCGCACGAGGTAAGCCGAACCCACATCGAGATCCGTTTATTAAACGGAATCGCGTTTGAGTTTGTCGTGCCAGGCAAAATGAATGTTCCGGACAATGCCGTGGTGGCATCCGTGTTTTGGTTGAGCAGGAGATATAGTTGATTCTGAAACCTGGTATTGCAGTTCAGGCGCATCGGTCCGCCCGTTATGCCCCCTGATCCCAGAAACGCAGTGTCGGCCCCCGCATAGGGAGAGTTCAATGAGCCCCGCAAAACGGTCGTTGCGGCTGGCACTACGATATGTGACCCGCGAAACGGCCAGGTATATCGGGCATCACCGACTTCACCATTGATCGCCACTTTACTATCACCTGCTGCGGAAAACGATGCTGCGGTCAGATTTGGAAATCGAGGATCGTCGTCGTTTGCGACAAACTCATCCCCCGCCGCGTCGCCAGCGGTGAAATTCCCCGTGAACGTCTGCGCCACCGCCTTCACGTAGATCCACCACGCCGCGAGACCGGACGGGCGGACGGTTTTTGCTGAATCGGTTCCAGTCTGGATCTCAATATCGCTGGCGAGAACAGATGCTCCCTGAGCGGAAGTTGTTGCGGCGGGCAGATCCCCAGGAACAATCGACCGGAATGTCGGTGCGGCCGCGCCCCCGGAGGATGGCCCCGCAAAAATAAGATTCACATTTTGATTCGCTAGTGAAGCCGTCCCACTCCCGCCCGAGATCGTCACTGGTGATGTGTGCAGAACGCCGCTCAGTGTGAGGGTAATGTTCGGGAGATTCGCGGACGTGAGGCGGGCTGCTGGAACCGTGCCGCTGCCCAGGTTGCTTGCATTGAGTGCCGTGAGATTCGTGCCCGATGCCGCTGGCAGCGTCGCCGGAAACCTCGCATCAGGCACAGTGCCGCTCGCGAGTGCTGAGGCATTCAGGTTCGTTAACCCGGAGCCGTCTCCGGTCGGGGCAAGAAAGACTGGGACACTAGTGAGCTTTGACCAGGCGAGACTGGTGATCCACGCGGGATCTGCATAGCTGCCGCTCAACTGCGGATACCTGGCATCACCAACCGTCTGCACCGCAGTGGAGAGATCACTCACATCCGAACTAGTGATTGCCAGCATGGTCTTTACTTGGGAAGCGGTCAGCTCCTCGACAGCTCCGGATGCGGCCGTTGTGCGTCCCAGGATTCGCGCTGTGGCCATGTTGAGCGTGGTGGCGACAGCGCCCGGCTGCAGGGCAGTGTCCGCCTTCACGCCTTGTGCGGCGGTCGCCCCGCCGATGGCCGCAAGGAACGCCGAGGAAGATTGCACCTGCAGTTGGCCGGAACCATTCACGGAAAGAAACGTCGAGGGCGTGAGTGTGACAACACGCTCCACGGTTTTCCCGCTGGAGTTCTTCTGCAAATAGACCAGATCGTTTGTGGCCGCGTGAGCGGTGATCGTTGCCAGAATGAGAGTGAGGAGTTTTTTCATGGGATCAAAATTCGTTGGCACCGGCGAAGCGCAGCCAGGCATGCACAAGCCCGGTGCCGGTGTAGAGGAAGAGATAATCGGCACTGATCGCGAAGTCGCCGGGTTGACCGGCTGCAGCGGAATCAGCGGGAACCGCCACCTTGTTGATGAGTGCCCCGACGCTGATGTCGAGATTCCCGCGAGCGGCAGCTTTGTCGGCGAGCCCGGCGAGGTTGCCGGTTTTCGTGAGGATCTCTGCAGGGAGCGGGAAGGGAACCTCCGGATCGGGCGGAGCGGGATCGCCTTCGCGCCAGTAATTGTTCCAGACCTCAAGATCGACCGTGGGAGTGATGCCGCGCGACGTGCCGTCGCTCCACGTCATTTCCAATGCGAGGCCGAGCTTTTCCAACGTGCCCAGGACTCCATCAAGCGCATTCCCGGCGAGGACCACGGAGAAAGTATATCCGCGACCCTCGGCGACAGGAACCTCCCAGACGGTATCCAGCAGCTTGGCATCGCCGGTATATGCACCCTTCGTCTTGACGACCAGCACCCCCACCGTGGCGGGATCGAACAATTCAACCGCTCCGGCCTCGTTCGTGGGGATAAGCTCGACGTTGAGCGTGGAATATCGCTTGCGCTGGATGCGCGCGATGTTTGTGGTCCCAAGCGGTGCCAGGCTCAGGATATCTGTGACTTTATTGTAATAGAGCTTCATTTGAGATTTCCCGTTTCACCTGGTCGAGGATTGCCGCTTCGAGATCTGCGCGGGGAGGGAGAGCAGTCGGATCGGCGAGGTGCCGGACACTGGCGACCAGTTTATACCAGACTTCCAACTGCTGGCCCTTGATGCGACCGCCACCGCGAAAACCAAGATTCCGGAACAAGAACGCACCCCTGCGGGTCTTTATGAAAACAAGCTGGCCATCGCCCGGCGTGGACCATTCCTTAGGAGAGCCCGCCTCCTTAGCCTGGCTGCGAAGCGGAATCGCGAGCATGCGGCCCGACTTCGCGCGGACGACGCCCCCGGTGACCTTGTGAACAAACTCCCTGCTGGCAATGCTCACCACGGCCTCTGTGCCCGTGGCGCTTTGGAAGGCCGTCGCGCGCTTCACCACGCGGTTCCAGAAATTCGACCGATACCAGCCTTTTGCATTCCCCTGGGAATTCTTCCTGTCGAAGTGCGCACGCAGCTCGAATTCCACACGCTTGCCGATGGCCTGCATGCGCCGTGTCGAGCGTGCCAGGCTGCCACCGAGCTTCGCCAAACCAGGTGTCGCCGTGTCTGTGATCGTAAAGTTCACGGCTTGACCTCCCCGCCTCCCGGCTTTACGTTTGGATCGGCTGGGGATGGTGTTGGCAGCGACTTAACCTTCTTCAGTGCACTCCGGGTGCTGCCGTCCGGCTTAGTGCTCATCAGTTTCCGGACTGGCTTCCTGTAAAAGTTGAAGACTTCCCCATCCGGCAGAGAGACAAGCGTCAAGATTCCCTTGGGTGCCCCGGCCTTGCTCAGGAATGCCTGGGTGTAAACCGCCCGGTCTCCGAGCATGGTTTTCTTGCCGGTCCGCACAGCTTGTTCTGCCCAGGCAAGATATTTGAGGCGGTCATCCTTCGCGCCGTCCGCCTTGTCAAAATACTCCAGGGCGCGGGAACCGAATTTGACAACGTCGCCATCCGCATCCTCAACCTCGAAACCTTTTTCCAAAGCAGCGCGTGCCTCCGAGACGTGCATTTCAGCAGGCGCTTGCACGACCGGGGGTTGCTCCCCGATCCATTTGGCAACCCCCTGCTCGACCACCGCGCGGTTGCCGAGATCCTTCAGGATCGCGGTGCGGATTGGCGGAGCGTATCGCTCAACGCTCTTTTGCAGCATGTCATTGAACCCGACCTGTGGCATCTCCTGTTTCGTGCCGACAGCGATCACGCCGAGCGAAATGGACTCTTCCCGCGAAACATCGCGGATGCCCATTCCGCTGCTGTAATCGTAAGGCGGAAACGGCGTCTTGAAGCGGGAGATCGCCGACCAGATGGGGGAATCCTTGCGGGCGATCATCCGGCCATTGAACAATTCTCCACCGTTCTCAACCCAGCGTTTGCGCCAGTCGCGCGGAACCATGCGGCCCTCCTCGCGGTAAAGTTCCTGGCAGGGAAACGCATCGAGCGCACCATCGGCTTGCCCGGTTTTCCACCGCGCAAACTCCTGTGCCTGCGTGGTATTGAAATCGTAAATGAGCCCCAGCCGGCCGCGCGAGGTATGATCCCGCAACGTGCCCTCGCGGCCCGGCTCCGGAATGTATCCCGAGTCCTGGAGTGCCTTGCGCATATCGCGGACAAACGAAGACCGCGAGACCAGGCGATCTCCATGCGCTACCTTCTCGCTCCCCAGCTCCAGCGCTGTCCCGATCTTGTCATGCATGAGCTGCAGGACATCCGCCTTTGCAAACCGTGCCGTCCAAAATGACCGCTCGCGCAAAGCCAGGGGAACGTCCGCCCACTCCGCACTGGTCATCGCCTGCGCAATCGGCGTCTTCGCGTTCATGCGAGCGACGGCGTCTGCCAACGGCGTTGGATCTGAAAGTGTCATAATCCGGACTGAGCCTCCCTTCCATAGCGTGATAACCGTGCGGAAATCTTCGGCGAGGGATTCTTGTGCTCGGCCTCCGGCTGCACCGCATCATCCGGCTGGTCGATGGTATCCTTGCCGTCCGCAATGCGGTTGAGATCAGTGTCCGCACGGTCGAGCTGCCTGCGCTCGTCTTCCGTGAGGCTCAGGCCGACCGCCATTTTCAGGCGGGCGATGATCATGTCCACCGCCAGATCCCGCAGACCTTTCGGAATCCGCGCGGGATCTGAGTCCACGCGATTGCTCGCATTGCTGGCGATCTTCCGGCGAACGGTATCGACGACTCCCTGGATCACGCCCGGCGCGCGGTCAGGCTGTCCTTGCGCCTTCGCTTTTTCGGAGCAGGCGTCAATGACCTTCGCGACCTTCGCTTCGCGCAGGGTCTCAATCGTTATGGGAATCCAGTTGTCCATGTATTCAAGTCTGCGGCCCGGCCCGCGCCTGGCCGCAGGGTTTGAATCAACGGTTGAACTTTGTGGACCAGAGGCTCTGCAGCGACACGGCGTTCGTCGCGGCGTTCTGAACCTCGCTCAACTTGACGTAGCGGATGTTTCGCAACTCCGCAGAATCGGTAGGGCCGAAGTTGTAGTATGCCGTCACGCTGTTCGTTCCATTTGCCGCGATGGCTCCGGAGTTCAGCGGCTTGGTCGTGGTCCAGTTCGTGCCGTCTGCAGAGACGTTGTAATGGAACGTGACGTTTCCGGTGGACGGGCCATCGACGTTGAACTTCGTCACGAAGCCAACCCCCTGGTCTCCACGCACCTCAATGGCAGGCGTGGTGACTGCGGCCGTGGTGCTGGCCGCTACGGCGTTGGTGCTCGTGGTGAGCGAGGTGACCGTGAAGGCATCGACCTGGGCGCACGCTCGCGGCGTGGTGAGCACTGCGAGCGATCCGATGACGGCGATGCAAGTTAACAGACTGAGGAGTGTGGATTTTGATTTCATGGATTTAGTGGTTTGGATTTTCTTAGGATTATTCCTAGCGCCGCCGCGACCCTGGCGACGCTTGCGCGCCCCAGGGTGTTGCGACTTGTCGGTTTCGCCGACGCGTCAGGTTTGGTTACTCGATCTCGATGAGCTTTCCGGCTTCGGTGTTGGCGCACTTCACGTCCATCGACCAGTCCATCTTGACCACCTCGCCACGGTCATCCGCCTTGCGGTAGGTGCCGGGTTTCATCCAACGGTTCCGGACGCGGAACGTTTTCATGAACGAGGGATCGCGACGCGTGGGATTTCCGTTGCGGGCGAAGATGAGAACCTTGCTCTGCAGCGCGAATGCCATCCGCGCGGCCTTTCCGGCTGGCTCCACATCCGTGGCCAGGAAGGAGATCTTTGTCGTGGTGTTTCCGACGAAGAGCTTCTTCATGTTGTCCAGGGTTGGGGCGATGGTATCGATGCCAGGGAAGTAGCCCTTCACCATTTTATTGGCGAAGAAGGCCACGATGGTCATCGGATCAATCACGATGCCGATCTCCATCTTCGATCCCCCGCCAGCGGCGAGATAGACCGCGATGATGATCTGGTTCCAGACCGCGACCGGATCGAAGTCCGGGTTGGTCAAGGCTCCAGCGCCCGCGACAGGCGTCGCACTCGCGACCGCGAGATCGATGACGCCCTTCTCGTGCGACATGCCACCGATGCTGGCGGATTCGTCCGCCGCTTCCATGAGCAGGTTTTCACCCTCTTCCTCGTCGATTTCAATGTCGTCGAGCGGCACGTCGAGGGCGTGCGGCGCGGCATTGAAGTCCTTGTCTTCCCGGTCGAAGGAAAGCACGGTGGCAGGCCCGCCCAGGCCCCGGAGTGTCTCCGGAAGCTTGAAACGGTTTTTCTTGCCGTATTCCTTGTATTTGCCGGTGTGCTTCGTGACCTCCACGGTCGGAGCGATGAAATCGGCGATCTCGCCGGTCTCCTCGCGGGCGCGGCCCTGGGCATAAGTCTGGACGGTCGGACGACCGCTCAGAACGCTGAGTTTTGCTGTGTCTCCCATAATGGTATTTTTTTGTTACTGCAGTTTGGTTTTTTGTGATGGATCAGGTGACGGTGACGTTTCCGACCGGCGAGGGACGAACCTTGGCGCACTGGCCGTCAACGAAGTCTTCCTCCGCGATGGCGACGACGCGGTAGGTGGCCGGAGCGGCGGGCAGCGCCCGCAGCTTGCCCGCGTCGGCGGGTGTTGCGGGATCGGCCAGCACGAGCAGGTCGCCCTTGTTCCCGGCCCCCTTGGCGAACACGCGGACGTTCTTCTCGCCGGTGAACGGCTCGAAGTGCCCCACGGAGTTCAACGCCTCTCCGCTCACGCAGAGAGAGTGCGGGATGTCGGTGGTGGCCGTGGGCAGGAGCGCCCCGGTGGTTCCGAGCTTCACGAGGAAGCCCTCCTTGTCGGTCAGATCAACTCCGCAATTCAGCGGGATCTGGCCGGATTTTGTGTCGGACTGTGTGATATTCACGATTTGATTTCCTTTGGTTGCTGGCGTTTCGGTTACTTGGCGGCCTCCACGTCAGCCCGTGCCTGTTCAAAGCAGGCGCGATAACCGCGCGAGCGGTTGGCGGTGTAGAGTTCGTTGGCGCGGTTCGCGATGCGGCCAGCCGTGGCTTTGTCTGCTGCTGCGGCGGCTGCGTCGCCTTCCTGCGGCTGGTCGCCAGTCGGCCCTGGTGTTTTCACCGTGGCGCGATTGTGGATGACCGGCGCGGCGGGCGTGCTCGCGGGCGCTTTCACTTTCCTCGGAGCGAGGAGAGCGAGCGCGCTGGCGCGGTTGCTGATGAGCAACGGCTTCACGGCCTTGCGCTCCTCGGCGTCCGTGACCCCGTGCGCGTCGAGATCGCCATCGGCGACGGAACTCAGCAACGTGTCGTGTTCGGTTTTGAGCGAGTCGTAAAGACCAGCCCGGTTTTTAATGACCCCGATCTCCGCAACGGCTGCATCTTCCGACGCATCCGGCTTCAAACCGAGGATTGAGTTGACTTTCGTCATTGTGGTTTTTCCTTTGGTTTCGTCGGGGTTTTTCCCGGACTTGGTTTCCGCGGTGCCGCCGCGACGGTTTGACAGAGGCAATGCGCCTCTCAAATTTGGATCGTTGGTGAGACCGGCCCGGTCGATGATCGTCGGACGCATCTTGCCTTTGGAAATGTCGGGGCCGTCCCAGACCGGTGAGATGAACCGGTAGCGGCCACCCTTCAATGCGGCTTCTCCGGTGTCGGAAAGATTGATCTTCCCCCACATGCCATCGGCGCGGTTCTGAATACCCATGAGCCAACCGGCAGCCTCGGTGCTTTTCTCCTTGTCATGGGAGAAGTGGTCGAAGTCCACCAGCAGTCCGGCAAAGCCCGGTTTCGCGGCTTTCGTTTCGATGTCGGCAATCAGGGAGTTGATGGCTTCGTCATCGACGACCTGGATCACATCCTCTGTGGTGCCATCGTCAAATTCCCGCTCTCCGGGAAATTCACCCTTGGGCGAGAGGTGGAACCACCCGTCCGCTGGCAGCTCGAACTGCCCGTTTGGAAGTCGGTTCAGGATCACTTTGCCGCCCCCTTCCCAATAATGACGGTTTCGCGGCCAACACGATGCCGTTGCACGCCCGCTGCACGGGCCGACAGTCGCGTCGGACGGGGAAAATGGGGCATTGACCCCACAAAAGCGGAAATTCGGGCGATTAGGCGGCTTCTCATGGCTGTTTGGATTGGCTGGTTTTCATGGTTTCCCGGACCCCGTCCAAAACGGCCGCTCCCAGGGCGGATTCAAAGACCCCGGAAAGAGCCTCCACATCCATATCCCCGAGCAGCTCCGGAAGACGGGCCTGCGTGTCTTTGAAAAATTGGAGGAGATCCGCGTCGCTCACGTTGCCGTCCGAGACCTTGGCTTCCATTTGGGAAAGCAGATCCTCAATCGGCGACACCCATCCCTGGGGAACTCCCAGCGCCCCCGCGACCGCATCGGTCCTATTCTTTACCCGGCGATTCGCCACCGGCGCATTCACAGAAAGTTCGCCAGGCTTTCCGGGTTTGGTTTCCGGAGCCGGATTCGCTGCTTTCGCCACCACGTCATATCCGGTCTTCTCCGCGATCTGCCCAGGGCTGACCTCGAAGCCAGCATCACTCAGCTCTTTGACGCCGGTGATGAACTCCCCGGTGTCGGTCTCCTCTTCCGCCGCGATGGCAAAATACGCGAGGACCGGTTCCCCCTGGTGACTCAGTTCCAGGATCTCTTTGTCGAACTGCCGCTGAAAGCTCTCGCTGATCCGGCCCGCCAGGCCGCGAGCGATGCGGTCAAAGGTTTCGCTGTGCGCTCCACCGGCCAGCGTGCCACTGCCGCTTTCTGCCAGCATCGTCAGCAGGCCGCTCGTGATCGCGAGGGCGATCTGTTCGTCCTGGTAGCGCAGGTGATCGCGGAACGGATTCACTCCGCGAGCGCCATTGTCGATGCTCTTGATGTCGGCACCGTTCGGTAAAACGCCCCGCGCATTCCCGATCACCTTCTCCGCTACCTCCAGATATTTGTCTTCCTCCCCAGGCCGAACCTGCTGAGGCATGATCGCGAAAATCGACGGGATGCCGTAGCTCTCCACATATCCATCCCAATCTTTCTGCGATAGGTTTTTCCGGACGAATGCGATCAGTGCGATTTCATTGATCGGATCTTCCACCTCGCGAACCATCACGCGACCGGGCGGAATTTCTTCTCCCTTCGTCCTGCCGAACTTGGCATCCGGATTATACTGCCACTCGCCATTGAGGCCGTCCCGGACCAGATACCATTGCTCGATGGGCTCCAGGCGTGTGACCGCCCCGTCATTCTGCCCGCCCTCCGCGTAGCATTTTTCGAGATGCGCAAACCCGCGAAACTCGGCCAGGCAAAAGTGCTCGATTGCCTGCCGAAGATTATCGATCCGGTCATAAGCGGCGCGCAGGGTGTCGCGCTGTTTCTCGGACATCGCCTTCGTCGCGCCGGGCGGCAGCTTCTTTTCGTCAACTGTGCGGATCTCCCAATCCATGCTGCCCACCGCCGCGATCAGAGACCGCTTGCCTCCGCGCAAAACCGCATCCCGCTTTTCAATGAAGCGGTATGTCCACTGCAGCTCCGCGTAGGCTCCGCGTTCCCCGGCCTCCAGGAGCGAAACCACGCGTCGGACGTTCAGGCCGCGAAGAGGATTGTAGGCATCCCGCCAGACGTTTGCGCGCCGCACATGCAGGGTAATGTTGGCAACCTGGACAATCGTGCTGATCGTCTTCGACGCGGACTCTTTGGCCCGATTGAAAATATGCGAGAGTTTCATCCCTCCACACTCCTTTCACGCCGGTTGGCATAAGCGGCGGCGGCGCGGCCGGGATTCGTGAAGGCGTGAAAGAATCCCGCAGATTCGCCGTCTCCCACTGCCCGCACAGCCAATGCGAGCGCCGTGCAGCGGTCACTGTGGCCGTTCTTTGTCCTTGGCGACCAATAGTTATATTCTCCGTTTGCGATCACCTGCTGCATCTCGTGCAGGTCCTCGCGAATGACCGTGGAGACCGGGATGCGCAGCTTTGTTGGCGCTTCAAATGTCCGGCGAAGGCGCGGAAAGATTTCCCGTTTGAAGCCTGTGGTGAACGTGCAGAGTTCAACCTTCCCGAGCAGATGCTTTTCCGGGTCCCACTCACCATGCGTGCGGACGATGTAATCTCCGAGGCCGATACCAGGGCCGGTGTAGTCAAAGCAAACCCGGTTCGCTGCGCGGATGCGATCCCGCAGGATCTGCTCTTGCTCGGGCGATGCTGTGTTATGCAGGACAAGAACCTCCCGAGTCCACAGGATGTCGCCGATGCGCTGTAGCGTCCAACAGACGGTCGGGTCATTGCTCCGGCCAAAGTCAATACCGAGATAGGTCGGGTGCGATGTGCGTTCAATCGCAATGTCCCAGATCTCCGTGGCATCAAAGCTCTCCGCTAATTGAATGATATCGTAAGGGAGCAGCACATTGCTGCCATCGAGGAACTGGCAGAGGAATTCCTGCGCCCAGCCCTCCGCGTCGTCCATCGCCTCGCGCAGTTCCTCGATGTCCACCGGCAGGCCCATGAGGACCGCGTGATAAATGGTGACGATGCGGCGGCTCCACTTCATGCGCTTGCCGTCCGCCTTCGTCATGATCTTGTGCATCGCCCCGTTGACTCCGTTGGGAGTCGTCACAACGCGCAGCTTCTTTTGACCGCCGCGCAGCGGATTCGTGATGCTTGGGAGCAACGCCCGCCAGGTGGCGGCGGGATTCTCAAAGAAATCAAATTCGGTCAGGCCGACATTTGTGCTGCGTCCGCGAACGGTATCCGGCTTGCCTGGCACCGCGCGGATCTTGGATTTGTTCGATAGGATAATTTCCGCGCTCTTCAACAGCGTCTGCGAATTGGAACCCTCACGGGCTTCCTTGTAGTCGGCGATCTTGAGGCTGAACGCTTCAACCCACTCCTTCGCTTTCTCCAGGGAATCAAGCGCCTGGCGTTCCGATGGCGCGCCGATCATCCATTCGTTGCGGGGCGTTTTGTAGGAATCCTCAACGGCAACGCCTTCCAAGGTAAAGTCCTTGCCCGTTTGCCGACTCCACAGCTCGCCGATGAAACGGGAAGGATCATGCCAGGAGACAAACTGGTATTGCAGCAGGAGATTCCGGGGATCGTCGGACGGGTAGGGATTCACCCACCCATTGATATTTTCTCCCAACTTGTGACCCGCATGCTTGGCTTCGAGATCTTCAATGCTGGCACCCTGCATCATCCCTGCAGACGCCTCAGCGCATGCGGATTCCACACGCGCCCGCAGCTTCTCGATGCCCTCGTTTTTCTTCACAGGCCGAAGACTTGTTTCATGCGCTGCACGCGCTGTTCGTCCGACAACTCGCCCTCCGTCAACGCACCCTTGAGTTGATCGAGCTTCCGCTCCATCACCTTCACGCGCCTCTCCGCGAGTTCCAACTTCCGCTCTTCCAAACTGAACTTCGTCCGCGCTGAGTCCTGTGAAAGTTTCAGATGCTCCAGACTCACAAAAGTGTCCGCATCCCCCGAGTCCAAGGCTTCCAGGGTGAAGATCGATTGCGCCAGCTTCCGGACGTGCTCCGGCTCCATGTCGGGATTCCGCTGCTCCAGCAGATCCGCGACCTGGTTGGCACGCGACGCCGCTGCCGCAAATCGCCGCTGCAATCGCCACCAGGAGACAAACTCGGAGAGCGTAGAGATTGATACCTTGAGGCCATCCGCCGCGAGCTGCTCGCGAGCGTAGGACAGCCCACCGGGATGCTCCTCCGTCTTGGGCTGCATTGACCAGGCGATGATTTGCTCCTGCCGTTCCTCGGGCAGATTCCCGAGCACGGAATCCGAACGCACTTTCCGCAGGCCCGCCGGAGATTTCTTTTGAGCGCTCATTCACGCGAGGCCCTCCGTGGCGAGGAAGTCCCGACCATTGGCCGTGATCTTCCATTCCCGGTTCTCCGGGGAGACGAGCTTCCCCTCCAGTGCGACAAAACCCTTGTCGATGAGGTAGGAAAGCTCTGCGGTGATGTCGTCGGCGTCCAGCCTGCGGAGATGCTTGGGCAATCCGAGGCGGAGCCCTTCGATGCCGACAGCGTAACCGCGCGCGGCATTGAGGGCGGTGAGTAAAAGGATACGGAGATTTTCGCGGATCGCGGGAGTCATGCTTTTAACCTTTCAATGAGGCGGTCGAGCTTTTGGTCCATGAGCAGCAGCCGGTCGCCGTTGACATCGACCGTGCTTCCCAGCGCGCTCACCTCTCGCGCCAGATTGTTGTGACTGTTTTCGAGGCGGTTGATTTGCTCCTTCGCTTCCCGCTCCAGCTTCTCATGGTGTTGCCGGTTGAGATCCGCGTGCTTGTGGAAACTCGCGCGGGTCACAAACTCCTCGGCCGTTTTTGTTACGAACGGCTGCGGCCCGATTTCGTTCTTCGACGTTTCCTTTACCCCGGCAAGATCCCGGACAAAGGATTTGAACTTGAAGTAGGCTGTGATCATCCCCACGAACACAGCGATCACAGCGATGGCCAGGACGTTGTTATCAACATCGACAGCGAGGAGCGGAATCACGCGGCACCTCCGATCAAGAGCTTGATGAGCCCGGCGCACCCGGCCTGCTTGCTGACAGCAGTGGCGCTGTAAACTCCGTCCTGCACATATTTCCCGGACGTGTAGTGCTGCGTGCCCGCCCAGAGGTAGGGCGAGTGGATCTTCCGATACATCCGATACCCGTGCCCGTTGAATCCCTCCAGGAGCCAAAGCGCATGCGGGATGCTCCAGTCATCGACCAGGTGAAATTCTTTGCCCGGCATGGTCAATGCATCGATTGCTGAGATCCGGAACAGGAACGGAGGCTTGCTTTCGACCGGCCTCCCTGCGGGTTCGTTGACCGTGCGGCCGGTGAGCGGGTCACCGTTGTGAAGGTGCTGCTCAAAGTTAAACGAGCATTCCAGCATGTGGACGCAGGCAATGAACCACCAGGGGATGCCGTTCAAATCGTCGCCGAGCTTGGCGTAGAAGTTGCGGCCGTTGAGCGCCTTTGATTCGGCCCACATGAAGCGGTCGGGGTCGGTGATGTTCATTGTGCGATACAACAGATCCAGCTCGACGCGAACCTCCTCAGACCATCGGGCCGTTTTTGTTGGCGGCTTCAAAACGTGCCCTCCCATTTAATGACCCACTTGCCACCGCGCAGCGGCCAGCCGGGCGTGATGCGTGGCAACCAGGAGTTCCGGACCTCGGGAACGGACATCCCGATCTCGACCACCCCGGCCCGTTCCATTTCAGCGTAGCGCTCGACGCGCCATTGCTCACGTGCTTCCGCATGGAAGGCCAACAGGCCCCAGAAGAGAAGGGTGAGTGTCTTCATTTCGGAGCGACCCACCAGAGGACCAGACACGTGATCGCGAACCAGAAGCAGGCAATGCCAGCCATAGAAAACACCAGGGACCACCGCACGTGCCCAGAGCGCTTCCCGCGTCGCACCTCGGCGCTTGGGTTGAACGGCCCGCCCGGCATCGTGAGCTTGAGCGCCTTCCGCGCATTCACCCGGCCATAGATCGCGAGACCAGCGCCAACGGTATCCAGCACCAGAGTGAGGATGTCAGTGAGTTCCTGGTCGATCAGATCCACCTTGAAATGCCGGAGCAGCTGCGAGAGCAGCATGACCGCGATCCCGATCAGCGTTTTGCTCTGCCACCACGGCTTCACCAGGGGAGCCGCGTAAGGTCCGCCTTCTTTGTTCATTTGGCCTCCTCCAACTTTTGAAGGGCCAACTCGATGGCGAGATTCACAGCCCGTGCAGAGGCATTTATTCCGGCCTGCAGCGCCGCTGCCTTGATCGCGTCCGTCGCAGCCGCGCGCTTCTCCGCCCCGCTCTTCGGCGAGTCTGCCAGGCCGGTCACCACGTCCAGCGCAATCGGCAGGAGCGCGGTGAGCAGCCCGGACAACGAGTCCGCCAGGATCGGCAGCAAAAATGAGATGAGGGTTTTGGACGCGCCTGTCAGCCAGGCCAGGGTGTTGAGGAGTGCTTTTTTCATAGATCGTAAGGAGGGGTTGCAGAGTTGGCCCGAGGCGGCAGCACCTGCGTATTCCCCCACAGCGCTTCCCGCTCATCCTCCAGGGCAGCCAACGCGTCAGCATACCAGCTCTCCAAATGCTGATGCCCGGCATAAACCGGCGCGCATCCGGAAAGCAGAGCGGCGGCAGCGGAAAACAAATAAACCGCTGCCGCCGCCGCTATGGACCTATGGCCCGCAGGCCGACGGTAATTGCAAAAGAAATTCCCGGCGCGGTTATGAACTCGTTCCCCCATCACAGGGCCACGCCGGGAAATTGAATTGCACAAGGCGAACGCCGTGTGCGAAAATGTCTTTGTTGCGGTGGTGGCCTCGCTCATGTGGCAGCGAAACTGCCACAACCAAAACGAACCGGGAAAAGCTACACCGGACTCGCCGGACTCAGCGGAAAGAAATTAACGCGCGGTAGGGCTGACGGATTTCGCCGCATAGAATCCGTCATTATAGCCAGCGGTGAAACCCGATTCGTATCCTGCGAGATTCTTCGCCCCGTTTGGTTCCGCGCTGGATGTTGCCAACCTGCGAGCCTTTTCGGGGCTACGTCCTCTCCCATCGTAAAAATCAGCTTTCCCAACCACAAAACCCATTTCACGGCCGAGTTTGTAATCGGGGCTCCGTTCATCAATGTAGCGCCAGTCAGAAACCAAAAGCAGCGCGATAAACAGCGGAACGCAAATAATCGCGCACCAAGCCAGACATCCGATTCGTGGCTTCTTCGCCGAAAAAATGCGGCGGGAACGAACGCTCACTTGTCAGAATTTCTTTTCCCACGGCTCGGCTTCGCAAGCTTCCGCGCGGGGGCATTGGAAGTGGATGATAAATTTTTTTGCGTGAGCTTGTTTCCGGTGCCGGAAACACGCGCGGAAATCGAAACCCGATCAGGCGGGAATACGATATCCTCGCTTACATCAAGACCCATTCCACGGAGCTTCTCCGCGATGGCTTCTCGAATAAATTGGGAGCGGGAAATTCTTCCACGAGCCCCGTCCAGTTCCTCCAGTAGATCGGCGTCAATTGGGCAGGTTATCAGCGTTTGATTTTTTCCTCTTACGTTGGCCATTGGCGGAGATTATTACACCCCGGAATAAATCCAAACTTTTTATTGACGGGTGTATTACTGAGAAATATATAGTAATAAATATGACGCGAGGAACAGTAACAAAAAACAAAGCTCAACCGGTCGCCGTCTGGCTGCCCGATGCTCTCAAAGACCAGCTCGACCGGGCGGTTCAACTCACCGATACGGATCGCAGTAAACTCATCCGCGCGGCCCTGCGCGAAAAACTCGCCTCACTCAAACTCAGCGCCGCCTGAGCCATGAGCGAAACTCAACCCTCCTTCGACTGGTTGATTCCGACAACCAAGGAACTTCTGCGTCCGGAGGAGTGCGCCCGATACCTCGACCGCTCCCTTGATTTCGTGGACGCCATGATCACCGAGGGGAAGCTGGAATGGATGGCCCCAACCGGCCGCCAGGTCGAGCGCAAGCGGATCACCCGCCGCAGCCTGCTCCTGCTCATCCTGGAGCAATTCCGCGCCGACCCGGAACTCTGGTTCGAGCGCTACGCCGACCTCCTCCCCCGCTGCACCGCCCACCAACTTTCCCGCCTCATCGCCGAGGCCACAAAACTCCGCGCAAAAAAACTCACCGCTGTATGAACATCCCTCTCGACCACAAAGAAGCACTCGACCTCTTCTGCGCACTGCGCTGCAACATCCAAGACAAATTCTCCGCGCGGCACTGTTTCCGCAGGCCAGTCGGCACCCTGCCCGCAGCGCCCGAGCGCACAGCCGGACAATACCGCGAGATCCGCGCGCTCGTCGCCATCGCCCGCAAACTCGACCTTGTCCGCGAGCGCGACCTCGACCGGACCTATCACCGTCCTCGCTGCCGCGACCTCGCCGACCTGCGCCGCCGGAACGCCATCTACGCCACGCGTCAACGCATCAAGCGCGACGCAGCGGGCCTGAAATTCATCCCCCTCCAACAAGCCGCCTGATTTTTGTGATCCGCGAAAACATCCGAATCATTCAGTCGCTTGCGGCGATGCTTTCCGCCGCCGACCTCCAGGTCCTTTCGGAGTCGCTTGAGGGACGTCGGCATGCGGGGCAAGCGCGAGCCGCGCTAGAATCGCTTGCAGGCTATCTTGCTGGCGTTCGATTCGCTCAAGCCGTTTTCCAATCCCCTCAAGCCCCAGGGCAAACACCCGCTCGTCCAGCTTCCGGATCACGTCGTCAATCACCGAGCGCCAGCCGCGCAGCTCGGCCAGCCCGCAAGCAGTCGGGTTCCCCTTCTCGTAAACCTCGCTCCAAAGCTCATCCAACCGCTTCCGCAGGTATTCCATCTCAGGGTTCGTCTCCATCCCACCATTCCACACCAGCCGCCTGATTTTTCCAATGAAAGAAACACTCGTCACCTGCCCAACCTGCAACACCCCCGGATTCACGGAACGCGGCCTCAAGGCTCACCGCTGCAAGGGCATCAACCGATCTTCCGCCCAGCCCGTTGGCAGCAGCGATTCCAAGTCAGGTATCACCGTCGCAACGGGCAAACTTTCCAAAGCTCCTCGCCTCCAAAAAGGCGACGATAAACAGGTCGCGGCAGAACTCGGGCGACTGGTCCGCGACGCGCAGGACGGCACGCGACGCATCCTCATCTGCGGGCTCTTTATCGAGACAATCGTCGCCAACCTAAAACATGGCGAGCTGGGGCCGTGGATCGATGCGCATGAAGCGGAGATTGGAGCGAAACGCGCCTCAGTTTTCGGATGGAGGGATTTTTCGGCAGAGGTCATGAAGCAGGTCGGTTTGCAAAAGTCCAACGCGTTGGACTTTTCACTTCCCCTGCACGAAGCCCTCGCTCTTCCACCCGCAAAAGTTCCCGAAGACGTGCGCGAAGTCCGTGAGAAAATCGACGAGCTGATCGCCGGAAAATCCGTCCGGCAACTTCAATTCCAATTCCGCGAATGTGAGGCCATCGGAGACGAACTGGTCCGCACCGGGCGCGGTGGCGACCGCACGGCCAGCCGTGGGCCACGCCGCTCGAAGGCTGAAATTGCGCACGATGATTTCAAGATCAACGGAGGAGCCGCCTGCACGGATGCGCGGCGGGCGCTCAAGCATCTTTTCTCCATCACCGGCCCGCACAAGCCAAAGGAGATCATCCCGCGAGCGTGGGATTTGCTCGATGACAAGGCGCTCCGCGAGCTGAAGGAAATGGCAATCGATCTCCGCGACGGAATTCTGGAATCCGAAAAACGCCGCGCCCAACTCCGCCCCCGCAAATGAATACCCTTCAGCACTTCAGCCCCCAGCCTTCCCTGTCCCTTTACGATCTGCCGACAGCCGTCCAGGACGCGGCCCTGGAACTCCGCCACGCATTCCGTGATATACTCCAATGCGGAGGCCCTGCAGACCCTCGTCTCAAAAGCCTCGCGGCGACAGGTCGTGACGGCTGGAACCTCAAGACGCTCCAGAAAAAGTTCAAAGCCTGGCGCGAGACCCGCGATGACCTCCTCCTGGTTGACAAGCGCCTGTTCCCCAAGATGCAGAATCTATCTGCCGAACGCGGACTCCCGCAGGAGTTCCTGGAATGGGCAGGGGGCAAGCTCCTCGGCAACCAGCGCAAGAGCCGTCCAGCCTATCGCGACGACATTATCCTGCGCTGGGAAAAATGGCGTCGCACTCACAACCGCGATCTCGCGATCCCTGGGTATGACGAGCCGCCGCGCGATTGCGGCAAGGGCCATCCCGAAGGGTGGAGTTACGCCAACCTCATGCGCAAGGCCCAGCCGCCTCGCGTGGAACTTGCCATTGCCCGCCTGGGCACCGCTGCAGCCAAGCCGTTCCTGCCGCTCATCCACAGCACCCGCGAAGGGGTTCGCTGGCTGGAATACGTGTTCTTCGACGATCTGGTTCGCGACCGGAACATCGTCGTCCCAAGCTACCTTAACCCTCTCCGCATGCTCCAGCTTGGCGGGCTCGATTACGGCAGCGATGTCTATTTGAAATTCGGAATCCGCCCCGATCTCCCCCGCAAGGACGGTGTCCGCGACCGGCTCAAGCGCCGCGACTTCCTTTTCTTGGTGGCGAGCCTCCTCATGGAATACGGCTACCCGCTCGACTACGTCATGCATCTGATCGTCGAGCGTGGCACGGCGACCATGAGCCAGGCCGAAGCCCGCCTGCTTTACGATTTGAGCAACGGCCAGATCCAAGTCGGCTACACCAGCATGGAAGGTCAATTCGTCCTGGCATGGGAGGAAGCGAAGTCCGGCAACTCGGATGGCAAGGGACCGCTCGAAAGCTGGCACAATCTCTTCCACAACTACGAGGGCAGCTTCAATGGCCAGGTCGGCAAGGACCGCGACCACTCCCCGGCCGCCCTCTACGGAAGCAACCGCGAGGCCGTGGCGCTCAACAAAGCCGGACTTCTGCTTACTCCCGATCAACGCGCCCAGCTCAAGCTTCCCTACGCCACGTTCAGCGAGGCTCACATGCAAACCCTCGACACGGTCGCCCGCATCAACAGTCGCCGCGATCACGAGCTGGAAGGATTCGGAAAAACCATCCTCTGGAGACTGAAGGGATCGGACATGGAATGGAGATCCGAGGTCGAGCTTCTCAAAGCAGATCCCGCACTGCGTGACCACGTCGAGTGGCTCCGCGTCAACGAATCGCCGCGCGAACGGGCTCTCCGGCTCAGCAATGGCGTCCGCGTCGGCTTCATTCCTCCCGGTGCGCTGGTCCGGTTTTATGAGGACTCCCACACCGCCGCGAAAGTCAACGGGGTGGATGCAGCCATCACGCTCGAAGGCCGGAAATATATCTTCGGGCCGGAAACCCCGGAGGAGGCCGTCGCCGACCTATCGGAAATCACTCTCCACCACGCTCCCATCGATCCCACCTACGCGATTGTCACCCACAAGGGGATCTGCGTCGGGGTTTGGAAACGTCGCAGGATTCCGCGCGGGGACAGTGATGCTCTCGCCGCCGAGATCCGCCGCAAGCAGGTCTTCTTGAATTCCGCCGTCTCCAGCGTGCGCGGCAAGATGGCCGAGCGCCTGGCTGACGAACAGCGCCGCATGGACGGCAACCTGGAAGTTCTTGCCAACGCGGGCCTCATCCCCAGCGACGCCTGCGAGACCCTCACAGCGGGCAAGCAAGTCGTCTGCACGAGCATTTCAAACGGCCTGCAGAGGGCGACAGAATCCTTCCGCAATGCGGACGCTGAAGAAAAAGCCGTCGTCTCCGACGCGCGGTCATCGCTCCGCCGACGCGCCGAAAAACTGCGCGAGCAGGAAGCCTAATTTATGAACACCACCACCACGCACCTAACACCACGGATGCTCGCAGAGCATCCCACCGTAACTGCCCTCGCTGAAATCCAGCGGGTGCAAAAACTCTCCGATGCGGCTTTCGTGAAAACGATGCACATCCCCTACAGCTCCAGCACATGGAGCCGGGTTAAATCGGGGGCATACCCAACAGCGGAAAAAGTTCTTCCCGGCCTGCAGGCCGCTTTGGACAAGACCCGCAACGCGCCATCCGCAAGCGAGGGCGCATTCGTGAAATTCGCACACATCGAAGAGGCGCTTGATGCCGTCGAGATTGCGCGGGCAACGGCCGGGCCGATCCGCCTCGTCTTTTTTGTCGCCCCGACCGGAGGCGGGAAAACCGAGTTCGCAAATTACCTTTGCGAGCACATTTCGGAAACCGTCATCGTCGAGGCCGCGCCGTCCTGGCGGAAAAGCTATCTCGCCACGCTCACCGATATCGCCAGCCAGCTCGGCATCCCCGGCGAGTTCCGGAGCGTGCGGACGGCCGAACGCGCGATCATCGTCAGCCTCGGCGCGGGCGGCACACGGACCATCGCGATTGACGAGGGGAATTACTTTTCCCAGGACGGCTTGAATTTCCTCAAGCTCATCCTCAACCGGACCCGCTGCAGCTTGGTCCTCTGCACGCTTCCTCCAGACTTCAACCGGATGTTGCGTGAGAGCGCTCACGAAGCCAACCAGCTCGTGCGCCGGGCCGTGGCCATCGTCCGCGTCCCATCCGTGCGCGCGGAGGACGTGCAGGCCATGCAGCAGATTCTGGAGCCGAACGTCACCCTCGACGGCCACGCCCCCAAAGTCGCCGAAGCCGCCAACCGGTTTGGCCGCTACGACTTCGTCCGCCGCGTCCTGGAGGAAGCTGAGGAGCATGACGCCGAAGACATCGTCAAAGCCATCGGCCGCGTCAACCAGCACATCAACACCAAACCCGTCGCCGCGTGATGAATCTCCTCACCTACACCCCGCCCACACAGAGGGTCAGCGTGATAGAACATCCGGCTTCAGATGCCCCTTGCTGGAATATTTCCACAAAGGAGCAGCGCCGCCTTACGAAATATCAAAGCGCCGTCCGCGTGCAGGTAGATTTCCCGGTCGGCAGGCCGGGAGCAGCGGAATCCTGCCACGCGTTTGTCGTGATCGACTGGAGCGAAGACGATGCGGAAGAAGGCGTCGCAATGGCGGCACGGGACTGCGTGAAGCGCCACATCGACTTCCTCTGCCGAGACTTGGATTTCACGCCATGAAGACGATTCCCTACACCCCGCTCATGCCCTGGCAGGTTGAACTTTTCCGGGCCTACCTGCCCCACATCGTCGTGTGGCTCCGCACCCGTGAAGCCATAACCAGGAGGACCGCCAAGTGAACGCGGAACTCATCGCCAAGATCCGGCGCAGCATGTGCATTGCGCTCGAAGACATGGGCGGAGTCAACACCCGCCTGCGCGAGATCGAGGAAAGAATCACGGTCGGCAATGAGGCCGAGGAAATCGAACAGTGGCTCTTCGATGCAGCCGATCAGCTCGAAAAACTGGCTGAAAGAGTCCGCGCATGGAGGGCAGAAAAATGAGCGAACCGATCTTCTGCCCCGCGATCATTCGCGCCATTGTCTGGGCCGAGAAGACCACCGTATTCGATCCTGGCACCGAGCACGAAGTCCTCTCCACCAAGCGAAGCCACGAAACCTTCTGCATCTCTGGCTCAACGCCGGAGGAACTCATGCAAGCCTTTCTGGCCTGCCGACAAATCAATTCGCCCGAACAGCTTTTCCTGAAGGGCAGCAAAATCAAAACGACCAAATCCTAATACCATGACCACAAACATCCCAGCAGGCTACCAAGCAGACTCAAAAGGCCGTCTCGTTCCCGAGGCCGCAATCCCGCCCATTGACCAGGAGCGAGACAAGCTCGTGAGAGAGATTGTTTCCTCTGCCAAGTTGTTGCGCGACGCCCTGCGCGATTTCCGTGCTCGCACGTATGCCGACATTGATGCCTTCGCGACTCTCAGTGCCGAGAAATACGGTGCCGAGATCGGCGGCACGAAGGGCAACCTCTCGCTCCTGAGCTTCGATGGAAAATTCAGGGTGCAGCGCGCCATAGCCGACGTGCTCGTATTTGATGAGCGACTGCAAGCAGCCAAGGCCCTCATCGACAAATGCCTCACTCGCTGGGCGAAGGATGCTCAGGCCGAGATCAAAGCCCTGGTCCAGGATGCATTCCAGGTGGACAAATCCGGCAACATCAACACCGGTCGCGTGCTCAGTCTTCGGCGATTCGGCTTCGATGATCCCGATTGGAAATCCGCCATGCAGGCGATCAGCGACAGCCTGCTGGTCGCGTCCACTCGCACCTACCTGCGCGTCTATGAGCGCAATGATGCCACCGGCGCGTATTCCCCGATCAACCTCGATGTGAGCAACGCATGAGCGCGGAAACCGTCATCCAATACGCCTACCAGCTCGCGTGGAGCGCGTTCGTCGTGGGGCTCGTAGTCGGCGTCATTCTCGTTCTCGCTGTCCTCTGGCTCCGCGCCGTCATCGCGGAAGCCCGCCGCCACGATCAATTCCGCATCAACCGCCGCACGCCATTTCTCTCGTGAGCAACCCACTCTCAAAGCCCCCATTCTCCGCGCCGGTCTGCGAGATCCGTCCGGCACGCATCCACCGCGACCATGCGGATCTCTATGCCCTCCTGGCCCGCGAGGAGGAGATGCTCATCCAGATCGCGAGTCTCGACAAGCGGATTGCCTTCGAGTTCGCAAAACTCCTCCAGCCATGAACCTGCGCAAATGCTGCATCTGTGGCGCGCGCGTTCGCAATCAGAACCCGAGCCCGAAAATCGACACCTGCGACCATGTCTGCAGGGAGGCCAAAGCCCACGGGATCTCCCGCGCCGAGCAACTCCAGCGCGAGGCCGACTCACAGCCCTGGCCAGAGAACCCGTTTGAATTTCTCGCGAACGGAATCGCTCGGCGCTCCTACACCCTGCCCATCGCACCATGACACCGACCATCTACAAACGCTCCATCGACACCCGCTGGCGGTGCGTGGTCCGCACGATTTCCAACAAACCGGTTCACCGTGGAACCGAATGCCGAAACGAAGAATCCGCCGCGCAATATGCACGACTCCTGCAGCGCGACATCCAACGCCGTGCGGAGAAAGGGGACATGCTGCCCCCCCCCCGCGCTAACGACCCGCTCCCGTAAAAAACCATGAACACCACCACACTCATTGAACTGAAGGAACATCACTCATCCAAATCCGAGGAACTCCGCGTGATTGCACGTCTGCAGGATGACGAGGGATTAAGTGAAAAGCAGCGCATGACGCTCCGTATGCACGAGCGTTTCGTTGTTTCCCTGGACGAAGCCATTTCAACTCTCTCCAAGCCATGCTGACCAAAGGGCAGTTTTTCCGTTACAACACGGAATGGAAAGCCGTTTGCGCCGCGCGCGACTGGAAGGTTAACGACGAAGCCGCGCGCCTAGCCTTTCACCGGGAGAACAACCTTCCCGACAGCCGCAAGGATTGGAACAAACGGAACCACTTCGACACGTTTCTCGCGGCCTGCAAGGAAACCAAGGGGCAGCGCACAGGCGGCAGCAAACGGACGGATGAAGACGGCGAACGCCGCCGCCTCGTTTGGAGGATAAAGGACGACGCTAAAAAGGCCGGGCTATCTCCTTCCTACATCGCCGAGTGCGCCCGCGACATCCACGTCCTGGGCAATTGGGAGGATCTGGACCTCGACAGCCTCACCAACCTCATGAAGACGATCCACAACCGGGCAGGCCGGAAGCTGGGCCACGATCCCCGGAACGTCCGGCATTCGTCCCCGCGCCGCCAATACGTGCTCGACAAGGTTCCTCGCATGTTCACGCCCCGGCGCTCGAATAAGCCAGCCACGGCCACCACAGCGCCAACAGGGAGCCATGGCGACATGATTGCCTCCGACATCAACGCCCACTGGAAAAACCCGGACGAACTGATTCACGCCATCGATCCGGACAACGAGCCTTTTTGATGAGCACCACGATGAAATGGAAATGCCTGGGGTGCCGCGAAATCTTCGACGGTCCCAAGGACCGCTCGCCCGGCTCATGTCCATTCTGTGGCTCGGCTGAGATCTTCGACATCAATGTCGAACGCGCCGAGATCCCTCCCGGCACCTACATCATCATCCCGATCCAGCCCGTCCTCCACGGGAGAAACTGATGAACTCGCTGGCGCATGAAATCGAAGCCTATCTCCGCGAAGCGTGCGGATGGGTTTCAAAGCGCCAGATCTGCGAGCGTTTCGGAATCCCCGAGCGCCGCACCCGCGCCGATGGTGACCGCCCCGGACTCCTAGACGATTTCGCCGTCTCCTCAACCTGCGAAGGGATGTCCGGATTCATCCATAACGATTTTCTCCCGACCGCCGACTACCTGCCCATCAAACACCGCATCCGCCGACACGCCATCGCCGAACTGCGAAAAACCCGCCGATGGGATTCCTCCCGAAGAAACCGCTTCGTCGGAATTTTTCCCGACCAGCGCGAGCGCTTCACCCAACAAGGCACTCTCTTTCCGCTATGAACTTCACTATGAGCGAGTGCCTGGGCTACGACAACATGGGCAACAACCATCGCCTGCTCTGCGAGGCAGACCGAAAGAAACTGGAGGCAGGAGAATACCTCCGCGTGGCCGGAGATGCGATCTGCGTCCACTGCAAGCTCCCGTTCTCGCTCCACCCCGCCGTGCAGGGCGCGCTCTGGCTCAACCGCGCCTGCGACGGCGACCTGATCAAGCTATGAGCCTGTTTAACGAACTGCTCTGGAACTTCGACCATGAGGGATGGAACGAATGGGACATCCCGAAATTGAAATTGAAGGAAATCCAGTTTCTGTGCCAGGCACTCGGCGCTCCAAAGTCTGGCACGAAAGAAAAAGTTTCCATCCGCCTCCTCGCCGTCCGTCAGGTCCGCCTAAAAATCTCAAAATACCCGGCGAGCGAGGACGGCGTGGCCGCGATGGTTGCCGACTTCCCGAAGGAGCCGCTCCGCTGGATGACCAAGGAGGCCGGGCTGTGGAGATCCGGAAACAAAAAGCAGCTCGCGATTGTGCTTCTCAACTGGAGAGAAAGGGTCCGCGCCTCCGGGCGAAAATTTCTCGACCAGGCATTTGCCGCCGCCGCCCAAGCCCCGCGCCAGCTCACTTTTGATTTATGACTCATTTTGATTCAGGCCCTGCCCAGGGAAAAGCGTTGTTTCTCAAGAGGACTCCCCGCCTCCTTCGTGTTGTCGAATGCGCAGGGAAATTCGATGCGCTTGACCAACTCGATGATGTGGCTTCGCCGGATGAGACGATCCATGTTTACAGGCTGATCGCAGTTGGCGGAAGAACCCACATCTACGGGAAGAGGATCAGTGGATGGTATACCCACGCCACTTACACGCTCCACAACCCGCAGCCGGAGGATTCCTTGATCCGCGATAATGACCGCTGGCGCGCTTGGACTCGGGATCTCGCGGAAAAATACCCCGCTCTTTTCCGCATTCCTGGAATCGACTGATTATGGTCGCGCTACTTCAGAGGTCTTTCGACCAGGCTCTTTTTCCAGTCCCCGGAAAATCCGAATGTCGGCGCGGGCACCAGATCGGCAGAAAACCAAAAATCCGTGAACGGCTTCACGTCCGGGATGCAAAACCAGTGAGCCTCGCTGTTTTTATCCATCGCCCACCAGCGAGCGTTCTTCGGGGATTGGGTCCAGTCAATGTCTGGCATAGCTCAAATCTTACCACAGCCGTCAATCCGGCCGTGCGAATTTGCTCCCTTTGTTATGGCCGCTGATTCCGATCTGGTAAAAACCTACCTGCACCGGCTGCGGACGCAGTTTTACCCGGACGACGAAAAATGTTTTTTCCAGCAGCGGTCGCTGCTCATTCGCGCGATCACTCACCCTGCGCATTGGCTCGACGAGCGCGGGGTCCGTCTGCCGGAGCGCCGCCTGTGCCAGATCCTTGATGAGATCATCAAGGGGATCATGCACCACGGGGCGACAGGGAAGATCGAGTATTTCTGCAAATACTTCCTGCACGCCGTCCAACAGCACATGAAGCATCAGGGCGATGCATATTACGACGAGGGAAAATCGCTCCGCTTCATCACGGATACCGCGATGGAAAATCTCACGAAAAAGCAGCGGGAAAAACTCGGCGACGCCCAGGACGCAACAACATCCAGACTCGCCGATCTCAATCGCCTCATGCGCGAGACGGCCGTGAAGAAAAAGAAAGCCGCGAAAGCCCCATCCGCGCAGCTCGATCTTCTATGAAAGCGTGGAGGCGCGGAATCCATGAAGGCTGACCGCGCGGGATCGGAGAATTGATCTCGGGCTCGCGCTCCTGGCGCGACGCACGATAACCGGACATCCACTCACGCATGAGGACATTGCCGCGTGGGCAGGTTGCTCAAAGAGCACTGTTTTCCGCATCGAGCAACGTGCTCTCAAGAAGGCAAAACGACTCTGCGCGGAACACGGGATCTCTTTTCCGATAGAATTCAGGGAATGAAATCAACAGCCATCGGTTACACAGTCAAACCCGCCGTCACTTGGCCGGGAGGAAAGGCCCGGCTCCTCAAGCATATCTTGCCCCATATTCCCAAGCACGTCTGCTATGTGGAACCATTCGCCGGAGGTCTCGCCGTGCTGCTCGCGAAGCCGAGATCACAGATCGAGGTGCTCAACGACATCAATGGCGATCTGGTCACCTTCTATCGATGTGTTCGGTTCCATTCCGATGTGCTGCTCACGGAGCTGGAGTTCGTATTGTCGAGCCGACAGGAATTTGAAGATTTTCGGGATCAACCTGGCCTCACGGACATTCAGCAGGCATCCCGGTGGTTTTTTCGGAACCGCAACTGTTTTCGAGGAGCCAATCTGGAGACGTTCGGAACGTCCCCAACCAGCGCCCGAGGTTCTCGGGAGGCACGGATGGAGGCGATTCGCCAGCTCAACGTCCGATTGGATCGGACTACCGTTGAAAACCTGGACTGGCAGCGGTGCCTTGATGTTTACGACCGCCGCGAGACGTTCTTTTTTTGCGATCCCCCATATACGGCCTGCAACGCCGGGATGTATGCGGCCTGGACAACCGCTGACGTTCAGAAGTTTCGAGAGCGCCTCGACCGGCTCAAAGGTCGCTGGCTCGTCACCCTCAACGACGCTCCAGATATCCGCAGGATCTTCTCGGACTGCAAAATCGTCGCCATCGACCGGGCAAAAGGAATTACCCAGGAAAAGGAGAAAACCTACCGGGAACTGGTGATCATTCCTCGGGAGGCAACAAAACCTCCCTCGCCCCACGTTTCTTGAGCTTTCGACGGACGGCATTGAGGACCATGCTTCGAAATAGCCCGGTATGCGGCAGATCTACGGTGCTCAGATCGATGTTCTTGCCGGTCAAGTCCCGGCCCAGGTGCTGCTCACCGATCCATTTTCCGGCCTCCTCTTGGGCCGATTCCCAACTCAGGGGTCATTATTTCCGCGCCTCCGCTCGCTGAAATTGGTGTGCATGCCCTCTTTTATCCCTGTTAATCGCCAATGCAACCCCGCAAAATATCCGTCTAGCGATTGATATTCGGCCCTTTCCTGGCCTTTCTCCCTCAAAATGGCATTCCGGCCCCGACTCGCCCAGGGAAGCCCCACAGAGCCCGATAAACACGCGGATTTCGGGCTATTTCGGCCTGCTCGACTCTATTTCGGCTTGCCTCAAATCAGGCGCGCGGACTCAGTGCCACCCTGTCGGTTTCAATGAATACGAACAGCGGAATCAAAGCGAGGTCCGAGGCGAAAGCCAAGGAAGAACAGACAACGAAACTTGGGCTCGACGTGCATGCGGGGCAGATCACGGTGTGTCGGCAGCAGGAGGGGTTGCTGACGTCCTCCTTGCTCGGGAGCGAGATCCTGGACTGGCACCGATTCAAGAACCGGCGGCAGGTGGCGAGTTACACCGGGCTGTGTCCGAGCGAGCATTCCAGCGGAGAGAAGCGCAAGCAGGGATCCATCAGCAAACACGGCAATCCGCGCGTGCGACATCAGTTGGTGGAGGCCGTCTGGCGCTTGCAAATCTGGCAGCCGACCTACCCTCCGCTCAAGAAGTTGCGGGAGGCCAGCGGGGCGAGGATGTGCAAGCGAGCGGCGGTGGCCGTGGCGCGGCGGTTGGCTGTGGATCTGTGGCGCATTGAGACCGGCCAATGCTCGGCGCAAAAGCTCGGTCTCACGCTCGCCAAACCTTCCCAAGCCTGAAAGCACCGGCCAGGGACACTTTGCGGTGGGGACGGCACGCGTCCGTTTGACCACTTGGGTTGTGCGAGCAGCCCGGCTAAAGGATGGGACCGTTCGTCTCCGCCGCTCTTTCCGCATAATACCATATCTCATAAATAACGTGACATGTGTGTATTTGGACACGAGGATGAGGAATGCGAGGACGCAAACTCAAACTGGGGCTACCCGAAGTGGCAGCCGTTATCGAAGAGCGGCACGCGAAGGAGCGTGACGCGCGCAACAAGAACCGCCTTCTGGCAATCAAACTCGCTGCACGCGGCGAGCATACTTCGGCCGAGATAGCCGACTTCTGCGGAATCGCACGAGGCCACTTATTCCGGTGGATAAAAACCGTGCGGGAAGAAGGGCTCGATGGCTTGCTCAAGCGCGGGAAGCCTGGCCCGAAGGAGGGAACCTGCCGGGGAATGAGCCCGTCAGTGGCTGCCGAACTCGCCGCCAAGCTTGCCGCGGGCGACTTCGTGAGCGCTGTGGCCGCGATGCGCTGGCTCAAGGAGTCGCATGGCTTGGAACGCCCCTATCAAAGCGTCTGGCGATGGCTAAAAAAAGCGGGAGGAGTGCTGTTGGTGCCGCGCCCCAGTCACTCCAAAAAGGACCCCGCGACCGCCGAGCGATTTCGCTCGGGACTGGCAGAAAAACTTGAATCTCTGGCACTGCCAGCTGGCAGCCGGGTCAAGCTTTGGATGATGGACGAGTCGCGTTTTGGGCTGCATACCGAGTTGCGCAGGCTGTGGGCCTGCAAGGGTCAGCGTCCCGTTGTGACCCGGCAGATCAAGTATCAATGGGACTACCTCTACGGCTCGCTTGATGTGATCAGTGGCCAGGCCCACTTTTTCCAGATCCCCAGCGTCAACCAAGGGTGGGATGCTCTCTACTTGAAAGATCTTGAAACGACGGACCCCGATGGCATCCATGTCGTCATCCGCGATCAGGCCGGGTTCCACCTTCGCGATGGCGACCCACGGCTGCCTGCGCGGGTGCGGATCATCGACTTGCCTCCCTACTGCCCGGAACTCAACCCCTGCGAACAGCTCTGGGACTTGATCAAGGATGAAATTGGTAATCGGGTGTTCCCCACGATCCGAGATCTGCGCCATGCCGCCATCCCGGCACTCCAACGATTCTGGCAAGAGCCCGCACGCGTGCTGCGTCTGGTGGGTCGCCCTTGGTTAATCGATCAAGCAAACGCTACTCATTAAAATCAAGTGTCACATTTATTTAGAGAGATGGTATTATACCATATCTTTGAGATAATCAGACCATTAAGTTCTGGCAGAAGCGTTTGCTTGATCATGTAACCAGGGGCGACCAACCAGCGAGAGCACGGCAGAGGAGTCCTCCCAAAAACGGCGAAGGCCAGGAAGCAAAGCGGCCCGCAGCTTATCGATGGAGTCGAAGAGCGCATTGGCAAAGCCCTCGGTGTCTTTGATCACATCCCAGAGTTGCTCGCACGGGTTGAG